TAGTCTCCCATATGTTACTGGACCTCCCACAAATTACTCCTTAGATGATTATTGAACCTTTACTAACTGGTTGAATACCAGTAGTAACTTGAATATAATGATCTCGCATTTGAGCCATAGCTTCGCAAGTCGTCATAACATGCTCTGATCTTACTTTTACAGATTTTTCTGGATCTAAACTAAACATGGCCTGCATAAGTGCAATACCCTTGGCACTACCCAAAACTACACAGGGTCTTTCCAAAGTGTATTCATCACCATTAATAGCAGTAAGTTTAGCAATGATTTCGTCACCATTTACCAACTTTAATGCAATGATGTCATTGGTTTGATATGTATTATTAACTAGCATCGTTTTCCTTACTTAATTGGTCAAATTGTTCGTCACCAAGTTTTACTAGGCCTTGATACCCGCCTTCTACGAACAATAGTCCATTTTTATAAATTTGTGGCACAGTTCTATGTCCTTGAGAAAGGATAAACTCTTTAGCAACTGGATCATGCTCAATATTAATTTCTTCAAATTGAACATTCTTATTTGTTAATAAAGTCTTGGCGTGCCCACAAAAGGCACAATTATTTTTAGAATAGATAGTTAGCATAATTTCTCTCTTATTATATATGTATCTTAGTTTAAAACAAGTTAAACTAATTTTTGAAACACATCAATTGTTAGATGTGTGTTTTCCAAGGACGGTGATTAGCCAAACCACCAATGTTAGGATTATCAATAGGGTTATTTCCTACATATTTTGTAGGTAAATCATTGATATCATATGTGTTCCAATATCTATTGGCATTACCAGAAGACTGTCTTTTGGCCTGAGCTAAGTCTAATTTGGCTTTTTGACGAGCCTGTTTAGTGGGAAGGTTTGATATTCCATTAGATGACATAATAAATCCCCTTATGTGTTATTTATGCAAAACAACACATACAAACTATAGGCTAAACCCTTTGAAGGTGTTGTTATCCACGTCCTGAACTGTGCCACCAATAACATAGGAACTGATTTCTGATTCTTGTGGTGCGATTTGAACTTCCGATCCAGCGATCCATTTAGCAGTCCAAGGTAAGGGATTGCTACCAGGTTTAATGCCACAATTCAACCCAACAGCAGTCATGCGCTTACAAGTTAACCAATCCACATAATCACACAATAATTGCTTATTGAGGCCAATCATACTGCCATCTTTAAACAAATATTCAGCCCAGGCTTTTTCTTGTTCAGCTGCCGAAAGAAACAATTGCTCACATTCAGATTTCGTTTCCTCACGCAATTCAGCAAATGTTACATCATCCTCGGGCAACAATTTAATCATCATCTGTGTACTACCCAAATGAATATTTTCATCACGGCAAATCAATTTAATAATCTTAGCATTGCCTTCCATTTTCTTCAATTCAGCAAAGGCCCAACTACAAGCAAAACTAACGTAGAAACGAATACCTTCCAAAGCATTTACACTATTGATACAAAGCCATAGTTTTTTCTTCAATTCTCTTAGAGAGATGTTTATCTTTTTATCATTGACAGTATGCTCGCCTTCTCCCAAAAGTTTATAATAGGATCCATAGTCAATGAGATCATCATAATACTTGCTGATGTCAGCAGCACAGTTGATGACTGGCTCAATATTAACTAAATCATCAAAAATTTCACTTGGGTTTGAATAAATGTTTCTAATAATATGTGTATAACTTCTACTGTGAATTGTCTCATTGAATGCCCAAGTTTGGATCCATGTTTCTAATTCAGGAATAGTAACAAATGGTAGTAGAGCCAAATTAGGACTACGACCTTGCACACTATCCAATAAAATTTGACGTTTTAAATTGCTGGTAAAAATGTGCTGTTCGAACTTGGTTAATTCTTTAAAGTCTTTGGCATCACGCATAACATCAATTTCTTGTGGTTGCCAAAAGAACCCATTTTGTTTAGTAGTTAACTTTTCAAATTGACTATATTTCACAACGTCATATCTTTGAATAGGGCTAGATCCCTGAGCATCTAGAAATGCTAAACTATCCGTATGATGTTTTTTATTTGCAATATTAAATACTGACATTTTTATACCTTTATGTTTAATTTACCTGTTGTCTATTTAACTGTTCGAATAATGGATATAAAATGTTTCTTTTTAATTCCATTAAATTGAATAAATGATGTGCTCCACGCTGTGTGGTTAAATTTTCAGATAATACAAAGACATATCTTTGATTGCCCATATCCCCAATATATTTTTCAAGCTCGTCAACTGCGGATACGCCACTTAACACATATTGATGTTTGCTTGTATCAAACACTGAAACTTTCTCGCCTCTATCTACCATACCGCGCCAAAGCCTAATTGCGTCATCAGACATAATACTGTCGCTTGAGAACGTCAAATGCAAATTTGATAAATCCTTCTTTATTAGTAAATATACTTCGCTTGCATAAGGAGGGGATTTTGGTGGTAATTGTGGATTTTTTGATGTCAACACTACCTTACAAAAATTTCCGTTAATTTCAGTATCTACGATAATCAACACACTAATTGCGTTTTTATCACCAACCCAATAAGTTATTTGGTTGCCCAATAAAGTTTTAAATACATTGTCGCCCAACGATATAATTTCGGCCCCGTCACTTATATTTTCTTGTAGCATTTCCAGCTGTGCAGGAAAATCATTTCCGCCCTGTGCTCGCCATGGCATCTCTGCAAGAAAAGTTCGGTGAAAGGCTTCGTAGTTATTCATTTTTTAAATAACACAGCTATCGCAAGAATCTTGATCATCAACATTAGTTGCGGACTGTGGCTTATTTAATTGACTTTTCTTTGCTGACATTTTTTCAACATCGATTTCACCCTGACCATCATTGGTTTGGAAATAATATAATTGTTTGCCACCAAATTTGTAAAACATTAATAAGTGTTTCAACATCTCACTCATAGGGATCTTCTCATCATCAAAAAATTGAGGATTGTAAGATGTGTTAACACTTATGCCTTGATCAATATATTTTTGAAGTATCGCACAAAGTTTTAAATAACCTTCGGGGCTACGTTGATCCCATAGCAACTCATATTTATTTTTGAGTTTTCTATACTCAGGAACAACTTGCTTTAATACACCATCTTTACTTTGTTTAATACTCACATAACTACGTGGTGGTTCAATTCCATTTGTTGCGTTTGCGATCTGGGCAGAAGTCTCGGATGGCATTAGAGCCATGAGTGTGGAATTGCGTTGACCATATTGTTTAATTTGTTCACGCAATTGGGCCCATGGCATACGCTCTTGATATGGAACAAGTTCGTCTACTTCGCGCTTTCTAGTATCAATTGGCAAACGACCATCTGCACTTTTTAAATCTTTCCAACGAGTACATGCTCCCTGTTCTTGAGCCAAATCTGCACTGGCCTTAATTAGATAATAACTCCAAGCTTCAGCATATTCGTCAACCAGTGCCAATGTTTCAGGACTACTATAAGATAGGTTATTTTTAGCCAAAAAGTACGCAAAATTAATGATTCCGACGCCTAAAGGCCTAAATTCTTGGGTGGATTTTTGTGCTGCTAGTATAGGGTAGTTCTGATAACTTAACAATGCATCCAAGCCCCTAACTGCCAACTTACATTTCTTTTCAAAATCCTGAGGGCTTTTGATATTTCCCCAGTTGATAGCAGACAGTGTACATAACGCAATCCTGCCATCAGGATCATTGATATCATTGAGTGGAACCGTTGGCAAGTCAATTTCTGCACAAAGATTGCTCATCTTAATTGGTGCCACATCTTCTTTAAAAGGACTGTGAGTATTAGCATGATCCACATTCTGCAGATATACACGACCAGTATCTTTTCTTTCTTGCATAAATGCGCTGAAAAGATCAATTGCTTTAATTGTTTTTTTACGAATTTTTGGATTCTTTTCTGCACGTTCATAAAGCTCTTTAAACTTGTCTTGATCAGCAAAAAAGGCGGTATACAGGTCAGGCACATCATTGGGGCTAAAACAAGTAATGTCCCCGCCAGTAATCAAACGCTCATACATGAGCTTGTTAAATTGCACGCCATAATCCATATGACGTACACGATTCTCCTCTGTACCTTTGTTGTTTTTCAGTACTAACAATTCTTCAATTTCCAAATGCCAGATTGGATAGTAAACAGTTGCGGCACCCCCACGCACGCCGCCTTGACTGCAACTTTTAACAGCACTTTGGAATAACTTCAAAAACGGAACAATTCCAGTATGATAAGCATCTCCACGCCTAATAGAAGAACCCAAAGCGCGAATACGGCCTGCACCTACGCCAATACCGGCCTTTTGACTGACATATTTAACAATACTGCTAGTAGTGGCATTAATACTATCTAAGCTGTCGTCAGCTTCAATCAACACACAGCTACTAAATTGTTTTTGTGGTGTTCTAAGTCCGGACATAACTGGTGTTGGCAGACTGATGTCATATAGACTAATTGCATCATAATAATCTTTTACCCATTGTAGTCGAGTTTCTTTTGGATATTTTTGAAACAATGTTGCGGCAATAAGAGCATACGCCATCTGTGGAGTTTCAAATATTTGTTTATGAACACGATTTTGAACTAGATATTTCCCACGCCATTGTTCCATCGCAACGTAGACAAAGTTTTCATCTCTACGATGATCAACAAATGCATCAATAGTATTCCATTCTTCTTCAGAATAGGCTGAAAACAATTCAGGATCATAAAATCCCAAATCAGTATTAAACTTTACTAATTTAAAAATAGGCCAAGGTGTATAACTATTATAGACCTGTTTACGGAGATGATAATTAATCAATCTACCAGCAACATATTGATAGTTGGGAGTATCCTCAGTAATTAAATCTGCCGCACTTTTAATTAATGTTTCTTGAATGTCGCTAGTTTTTATTCCATTATAAAATTGAATATGACTTTTAATTTCAACTTCACTGGCACTGACTCCGGTTATGCCTTCGGTGGCCCAGAACACCACTTGGTGAATTTTTTCTAGATTTAAAGATTCCTTACTGCCGTCTCGCTTAGTAACGGTGATATTTGACATTGACTGTATCCTTGTTATTATTAATAGATGTCTAACTCTAACTGTGATGCGGAGTAGCTATATTTTAGCTCTAAGACATCTGCTAGCTGCTTTTTATTTACAACTGTATCGAATTCATAATTAAGCACATATTTCCCTTGACACATTTGGACTATATTGAAAATGTCCCCGTTTTCAGGGTTTTTATATATTGATAATTCGATATCTTCAGGCTTATGGTCACTTAAATATAAAGTATATGCCATACCAAGTGCTTTAGCCAGATCGCAATAGTAATTTTCATAGAGTAAATCCCATGGGTCTGGCCATGGAATTAATGAATGTTTTCTGTCTGGTTCTAGATATCTAGTGACATATGGAGCATAGCTCCAAAGATGCGCAGTTTTTTTACAGGCCTCGTCTAAACTTAACGTGCCGATTTCTACTCGAAACGCCTTCCATTCTCTGAGACGCTCATCAGGGTTATTT